AGGCCGTCCACGTTTTTTGCCCCATACACGCAACATGCCGGATAGGGGCGCTGTGCCTTTGTTAACGTTTTGTTTGGCTTCGTCAACGATAGGCGCTAAAGCGGTTTTGGCTGACCGTCTAAATTCCTTAAAGATTTCGGGTTCAGTCCGTTTAAGTTCTGCGACAGCGTCACGGATTCCGATAACTTCCGTTTTTAATTCTGCCGTCATGACTATTTCCTTTTGTTCAAAATCTTAGTCACCGTGGCAAGGTCATTGGTGTCGAATTCTATATGCGAGGGCCAAAAGCCTGTTTCAATTAGCAGGGCCGCTAAAGCGTATCTGTAGTGGCCCTGACGATAGGGTTTTCGGGTACATCCTCTACAACTTCCAGCACAGTAACTTTCTTAATAAAGTCGTCTAAAACGATAGGGACGACAACGCCTATTTGCTGTAACGCTGTATGCGCTAGAAACGCTAAGTCCTCTAGACCAATACCGTTAGCAATATTGCTGGCTTTAGTTTTAAAGCGACGCTCCCAGGCAACAATCGTGTAAAGGTTTGTCGTGACTTCCATAGGGCCGTCGCCCTGGTCAACTCGAAGCGTAAGTTTCATGTCGGGTCCTTTTGTTAGGGGCTGAAATCAGCTTGTAGCGGTAGTAAGTGTCCCGCCCTGGAACGTCAAAGTGATAGCGGATAGGTCGCCTAGGCTGGCGTCAATTAGAGGCAGTTCGGCAAGGTAGCAGTTAGTCAAAGTAAATTTAGGCGCTGTAGCCGATGGGGTTGCTAGACCAGCTGCAGTAGGCGAAATGGTGACTGTGGTTTGTGTCCCGACAAGGGCCGCCAAAGTAGCGTAAGTTTCCGACGCTGCATACGACATGAAAAGTTCTACCTCGAAGGTATGGTCAGTCAGCCCAGTGACGTAGAAGGAATCGTTGCTGGCGAAGGTACTTGCATTTTGGGCGTCCGTGACGGCTGTTAATACTGCCGAAGTACATTGATCGCTGAGATTAACAGCGTTAATGGTAAGGGCGGGTGAGCTGAGATAAGTGCTAGTGGCCATTTTGGTTAATCCTTTGGTTCGTCGTTTTTGACTTTAGCAGGTTTTCTATTTGTCGTGTCCTCAATGAAACCGCCAGCGATAAGCGCTTCAATGTTGACACCTTCAACAGGCTTAAATTCGTCGCCTGGTGTACCTAGCCTGGGTGAAATAATCTTGTAGGTCATGGCGCCGCCTGTGCTTGTAGGGATATGTCTAAATCGTAACACGGGAAGTCTTGACCGCCGATAGATAACAGGTTTGGGCGTCCTGCAGTAACAGCAACCTTTTTGGCTAACAGCTGTGCGGCGATAGACAGAATATTTCTCATGGCGTCTAGGTTGCCTGGCCCTAACGAAATCACTTTGACAGTAAACGACATTTTGACTATTGCTGATGACCAACTATCAAAACTGGGTGCGTCGAGAAAGACACAAGGCGGGTTTATTTTCTGTGGGTCCGTGACAACCCTAAGTCCGCTAATAGTCGCCAAAGTCGTTTCTAAGTCGTCTATCGCTTCGTTAAATAGGTCTGTGTAGACAGTCATTAGGCAACCGCTGGTCGAGGGATACCGGCAAGCTGTTTGATTAGTGGGCTTAGGCCCGTGGACGCTACAGCACCCATATTGTCAAAGGCGGCGAAATCGTTTATGGCGCCACGCTGACGGTACAGACTGCCCGCATACATTGTGGTTGCTAGCGTGACATCGCTACCTGGCGAAGTTGTCAGGCTGTCCGTGTATCCCGATTCTTGACGGCGTCGGAAAATAAAGTTGGAAGCGCTCGAAGCGCATTGGGTTAAGAAACTGGATTCGTCAACGCCAGCCAATGCGATTCCCAGCCATGTACCAACAGCGGGACCCAATACCCAGGTGCAGGTTTCCGTGTAGGTCAATGTCCCTTGCGGGATAGCGGCGCTTCGTTCTAAATCGTCGCCTGCGTCGTAAAACAATACCTGGTTAGGTATCGGCACCTGGTAGTTAAACATTAAGTCGCCTTGGCTGTCTACACCCGTAAACAGGTAAGGCGGTAAAGCGTAAACGTTGTGTGTGCCGTTCAAACTATGACCTAGGCCCGCCAAAGTAAATGGCAAACCTAAGTCAAGTTCAGGTTCCGTCAAAGTTTGAACAACAGCGTAATCGTCTATGCGCTGGTGAAAAGTAACTTGGTATACAGCCATGGGCGGCTAACCGCCTTTCGACTATGCCTGGGTGATTTTGCGAATCATTGAACTGTTAGCAGCAAACGTTGCTGCGTAACCAAACATTGACATGGTGCGGGAAACGGTGCTTGGGTTTTCTACGGACAGTAGGCCACGGTCTGCACGGTAAATTTCGTATGCGTTGCTGTTAAAAATCACCATAGTTTTAGCGGCAAAGTTTTTGTCAACGACAATTTGCAATCCAAGTGGGTTGGCGTTTTGGAACGCTGCAATGCCGCCGTTGCCTAATGCGTTGAAAGCATTAAGGCCGCCGCCGGTGTAAGCAAAAATTGGGCGGTCTGTGGTGTCCACTAATTGCATCATTAGACCCCAAGTTGCTGGGTCAACGGCAATATGCGTTGGCAGGAAGTTGGTTGCTGCAACTGTGGTGACAGCGCAATCGTAGATTGACTTAATCAAGTCGGTAGTAGTCAAGTCCCAAACACCGTCAGATGAGGCAGCGGTTACAAGGTTGTCGCAAGCAAAATTGTCTATTGACAACAGGTATTGACCTGCAAGGTCTTGCATGATAACCGCCATAGCCGCTGGGTCTGTGAAATCGACAGATTGGTATGACAGAGTAGTTGCGCCAGCAAACGTCTTTTTAGTGACGGTGTTGCTAGCGATAACGCTAGTTGTTGCCGATACTGCGTCAAACTGTGCGGCCTGTTCAGCGACGGTTGGGTGCGTAGTCCAAGTAGGACGAATAAAAGTTGCACCAGTTCCACCACCAGGCATCGCCCTTGTCCCGACAGCTGTCAAAAGCGGAGAAATGTAGTTAATGTCCGCAAAGACAGGTCCAAGCAAAGGCAACGGGACAATACCGGTCACGTTGGTTGTCGTGACGTCGCCAGCTGCGGCTTCAATTGGTGACTTGTGGTAGGCGCGATAGTCGTCCCAAACCTTGACAGCGTTAGCGGCTTCAATCCCGCCTTTGTGGATAGCGGCCATATATTCAAAAGCGCTTGGCAAACGTGGTTCACGCTTTGCGCTAGCAAAAATTGGTGCGGTTGGCACTACGACTTCGGCTTCAAGTTCCATGGGGGTTTCCTTTTCGGTTTCAGGTTCGGCTTCGGTTTCAGGTTCCGTGTCAGGTTCGGACGCTGCTACTTGCGTTATGGTAGCACCTGCAAAAGCAGGCGTGGGGACAAGACTAAGTTCCACCCAATCGGCAGCCAAAACAATCATGTTGCCGTCATCATCAAACTTAAATTCAGTTGGGTTGACACCTACGGACACAGAATCTAGAACGCCGTCAGCTGCTAAAACTAACGCTTCGTCACCAGCACGGGTGTTGGAAACTTTGGCTGTGAAATACATGGCTTCGGGACTGTCAACCCTTTCGGATAAAATTCCTATGGCCTGCGTTGCGTCATGATTCATATACAGGCGGGGCGCTTTGCCGTCAATGGGCAAACTGCCTGGCGCAAACTGCACGGTAGTCCCATCGGACACGGTAGCCATGACGTTGTATGGGACAGCAATACCCGTGATAGTGCGGCGTTCTGCACCGTCTGGGCCTGCGGCGTCAACAGTAAAAGTAGATGAAGTGAACTTAATCATTGGCGTTTTCCTCTTGTGTGTTTTGTTGTGGCATTGGTTCGTAGTCGGACATTTGGTGGACTTCTAACATTTTTTCAGTATTCCACTTGACGTATGTTCCCCTAGGCAGTTGCTGGCTGAGGGCTGCACTTATCGCCGTGGCGTACATTGACAAACCGAAAGTCCACAAGTCGGATTTGGCGCTGGCGCTAGTCGAATATGCGTAACTGCCCGTTGATAAACCCAATAGATACGGGGGAATATTGCACAAGTTAGCGATTTCACGGCTTTGATATTCGGCTGCGTCAATCAAAAGCATTTTGTCCGGTGTCGCTGTTGTTTCCGTGTAGGTCAAATATTCGTTTAGGGCTGCCGTCTGGTTTGTCATGCGTGCCTGGTTAAACGATTCCGCTAGTGCGGCCAGTTCTAAAGCAGACAGGGGTTCGCCCCCGACCTGCCGAAGATATCCGGCCGGAATCGCCGACGTGGAATTGCGATTACGTGCAGATTCCAGCTTAAGCGCCGTGTCTATTGTTTGTTCCGACATAAAAATCATGCCCTGCGTCGGACTGTAAATTTGTACAACATCAGCGGGGTCTATAGCGCCACCATTAAAATAGATTTCTTTGCTTTTGCCAAACCAGACAGGGCCGTTAGCGTCAGGCGTCGTAATTGACCCCTGGGGCAAACGGGTTGCGGACGCCATCATGCCATCTTTTGTGCGGCTTGTGATATAGAGAAAACTACGCCCGAAGAAAAATAAGTCATCAAATACCCATGGGTATAGAAAGCTGTTTGGCATTTCGGGGTCTAGTTGGCGTAGCCAGCTTCGAGGGGCTAACGGCACTTCTTCCATTTCTTCGCCGTTCCACATTTCGCCACACATCTTCAATTCCATAGACGCCAACACCGCTGCCATAAGGTCACGGGAACGGGATATAGACGCCACACTCATTGCACGGTTCCGCAACGTGCCAGCCTGATAGGACCACCAATCACCAATAAGGTTGGGGCCAGCGACTTGGCTTGAATAGTAGGCGCCACCAACAGCAGCTGCGGTTACTTCAGGCTGCGGACTAACAGCGGCCTTAGTTACTTTGCTAGTAAATATTCCCATGTTGGTTTTCCTTTAGGGGGTTGTCCCTGCCCAGCCCGACGCCAGGCAAGGACTAGCCAAACTTTAGCGCAACCGATAGTCACGGTGTCCGTGATACTGCGAACATTGGTTTCCCGACAACTTTAGGCCGTGACGATTCCGCTATAGCCCAAACCATACAGCGGGCAAGTTCAATCGGGCCAGGCGACTTCTGTGACGACAAGACAACACCGGAACCCGTTTTAGTTAGGACGGCACGGTTGACATGTTCCGCCAACGCCAATTCGCCACGGTGACGCACCTTGCCCTCAACAATCATTTTTTGGATTAGCCCAGAATATTTAAGTAGTTCGCCGTAACCAATCGTTGTCGTTCGCCTTTCCAAAATTGTTGGCAAATGCAAATGCAGGGACGGTGTAATAACTAGGGCCGTACTGGTGTCTGCCATGACACGCCCAATTTCTGCCCAGCATGCGTCCTCAGTATCAACCATAAATTCAACTATGACATGCGCTTTAGATTCATGCACAACAGACCTGACACCCACATAACGTCCGTCTGCTAAATCTGTGTCAACAGCTAGCACACCGCCAGCAGGCATAGGTACATCGGTTATCTGTTTGTCCCACAGTCCGACAGGTAGCCAAGCGCCACGGGCGGACACCCATAAATTAAGGTGCGCACGCAAAAACGAATCTTTTTTAGATACGGCCCGCAACGCTTCAACCGTCACCGTGACACCCATAGCAGGATTCGCCGCCAACCAGTTTTTTTCTAGTCGAGGGTCAGCGCCAGGCGCCATGCTGTATTCCGCAAAATACAGTTGACCGGTATTGCCCGTGTCTATTTCCGATATCGCTGTTTCCCGTATCTGAATCATGCACACGCTAGATTCGTCCCCAGCTGTAGACCACATAGACAACATGGGGTTTTGCCTGGCTATCTGACTAGGCCGTAAAGCAGTATCTACCACTTCACTAGAAATGTTCCACAATTCGTCAATGACGATTAGGTCATGGGAACCGCCGTGCAGATTAGGTGTCGCCGCCCTAACTTCCCACGTCGACCCGTCAGGCATTTTGACAGACTTACGGCCCATAGCGTTAGCCGCCTTAGCCCCAAATTTCTCAACCAGTACCGGTGCAATAATCCCAAAGATTGCTTCAGCCCTATCCAACTTGTTTGCCACAGACAAAACGCTTTGGGGCTTTCCCCGCAGTTTTGCAAAGTCCGTTAACCACCAACCGATAAGCGGACACAAACCGCCTTGCGATTTTCCGTTCTGACGGGCCGTAGATATACAGGCTTCACGGAACTGAAGTGCGCCCGTATCGTCATGGGCCAGCTGTCCACACAAAACGTGCTTTTGCCAATCCATCAAAGTTAAACCCATATAAGTTTCCGCCCAGGCTGCAACACCCAAACCGTACGTCGACTGGTTCACCCCAACCGTTTCCAATCTGGGCAAATACGCCATGAGCTGCTTTGATTCGGGCTGGTTCCCGCCAGTTTCCCCCAAAATGTTTACCGATGA